AACCTAAGTCTTGGTGTCACTATCGGAGATGAGTGGATGCAATCCATGATTGATGGTGATGTAGATAAGAGAACAATATGGGCACGTATTCTGCGTAAACGTCGTGAGAGTGGTTATCCTTACCTGTTCTTTAAAGATACAGTAAATAATAATGCACCTAAAGTATTACGTGATCAAGGTATTAAGATTTGGGCATCTAATCTATGTTCAGAGATTGCTTTACCATCTGCAGAAGATGAATCGTTTGTATGTAATTTAGCATCTATGAACTTGCTAAAGTATGATGAGTGGAAAGAAACTGATGCTGTAGAAACAATGATCTGGTTTCTTGATGCTGTTATGGAAGAGTATATTGAAAAGACAGATAATATTCCTTTCATGGCTTCTGCCAATAACTTTGCTCGTAGATGGCGTGCATTAGGTCTAGGTCAACTTGGTTGGCATTCATATCTACAATCTAAGATGATTCCGTTTGAGTCATTTGATGCTCATCTATTAACTGTTGAAATCTCTAAGTTTATTGAAGATCATTCTAAGGCAGCATCTAAAGAACTTGCTATTGAATATGGTGAACCAGAAGGTATGCTAGGATATGGTATGCGCAATCTTACTACTTGTGCTATTGCTCCTACTACAAGTTCATCATTTATTCTAGGTCAAGTATCACCATCTATCGAACCATTGGCTTCTAATTACTTTACTAAAGACTTGGCAAAAGGTAAGTTTACTTATCGTAACCCATATCTTGACGAAGTAATTAAAGGTCATAATGTAGACTATGATGCAACTTGGTTAAGTATCCTTAAACATGGTGGTTCGGTACAGCATCTTGATTTCTTATCTAAGATTGAAAAAGATGTATTTAAAACTTTCTCTGAAATCTCTCCATTGGTTATTGTCCAACAAGCTGGTGCTAGGCAGAAATATATAGATCAAGCACAGAGTTTAAATATACTTATCCACCCTGATGTATCAGCTAAAGATGTGAATGCATTGATTATAGAAGGATGGAAACTAGGTGTAAAAACTTTCTATTACCAACGATCAGCTAACCCTGCTCAAGAATTGGTAAGAGATATTATGAATTGTGCGGCTTGTGAGGCTTAAGGAGAGAGTATGTCTAAACCAATAAAAATAGAATGTGGTATGTGTGAAGAAATAACATTTGTAGAAGTTATGTCTGACGAAACACCACATCATTGTCCAATGTGTGGTCATCCGGTTAACTTTGAATCTGATGGATATGATGAGGAAGATGACTACTAAATAGCCTTAAGTTGATAAGGTATTACTATGTGGTTATATGAAGATAAAGAATTTAAGCCCACCTCAGATGAACTATCGTCTTGGGTGGGTTTTGTATATGAAGTACAAGATAAGAGTAATGGTAAAAAGTATATCGGTAAGAAGGGTTTCTGGTCCACTCGCCGTCTAAAGCCATTAAAAGGTAAGACCAGAAAAAGAGTTGTTAAGAAAGAATCCGATTGGATGAAGTATTATGGCTCTAATGAACAAATCAAACTATTATTAGAAGAACATGGTCCTACTCGCTGGAATCGCACTATTTTAAGATTGTGTAAAAGCAAGGGAGAGATGAGTTATTACGAAGCAAAACTGCAATTCGATAAAAACGTACTTTTCGACCCGAATTATTATAATGAATTCATAGGTTTAAAGATACATTCTAAGCACGTTGCAAATTTAATCGAGGAGATGATGAATGGTAGAGATTAATATAAAGAAAGCCAATGAGTTAATGTGGGCTGTTAAAGGTCATTTGATACCAGAAACCTATACAGATGAAGATATAGAGAAACTATACAATTCATACTTTGCAAGGATGTGGGGCAACCATGAATACACATATCGCTTAGATGGATTTGAAGAAGCATGGGAAAAAAGAGTAAAAGGTTAGATGTAACATATTTGTTACACTTTATTGTTTTTATAAAAAAAGTTAAAAAAAGTGCAGAAAACACTTTACATTAGTGATTAGATGTGATATAAGAGTTATAGAAACAATAATTAAGGAATTACAATATGGGTTATATAACATTCAAAGATCAAATGTTCGACAACGAGCATGGCGGTCCTTTTGATCGTGGCATTATGGATTCTTATTATGGTAGAGGGTATCAACCTCACAAATATGATAATGGTACTCATAACCTTGGTCGTATCGAAAAATTAACTGCCGAAGAAACTCATGCTTATTGCATGGGATTTGAATATAATGAAGAAAGCGGAGATAGAAAGGAATGGTAATGAACCAGTCACAAATAATGTTTGTAGCAGAATATACTCTGCTTAATGATGAAAAGTCAATTGCTTACTTTGATAGCCAAAGTAGCGCACTAGAATGGGTTAAAGATGCCAATAAATTTGGTTTACTAGATACCTTTATTATTGATCAACGTAGTGTTAAAATGGAAGAGTTTATATGATATTAATTGATTATAATGGAGTTGCCATCGGCAACTTCCTTGCTATGAAAATGCAGACTGACGAAGATTTACTCCGTCATATGGTTCTTAATTCAATTCGTATGTACCGCAAAAAGTACAGTAAAGAATTTGGTGAGATTGTTGTTGTTGCCGATGGTACTAATAACTGGCGTAAACGTGTGTTTCCTCAGTACAAAGCCAATCGTAAGAAATCACGTGAGAAATCTAGTGTAGATTGGAATGAAGTATTTCGTATTCTTAATACAGTACGTGATGAGATCCGTGATAACTTTCCTTATAAAGTAGTACATCAAGATGGATGTGAAGCTGACGATTCAATAGCACAGATAGCTACGGCAACTCAAGAGTTCGGTAGATATGAGCCTGTTATGATTATATCAGCAGATAAAGATTTTGCTCAACTTCAAGTAAATAGTAATGTTAAGCAGTATTCTCCTATGACTAAGAAACTTATTGTAGAGAAGAACCCTAGGACATTTTTACTTGAGCACGTGCTTAAAGGTGACTCGTCCGATGGCGTACCTAATGTATTATCAGATGATGATGTATTTGTAGATGGTCGTCGTCAGACACCTTTATCAGCTAAGAAGAAAGCTGCCTTAATGGAAGACCCCTCAGCTCTTGGTCAAGATGTCTTGCGTAATATACAACGTAATCGTACTATGATTGATCTAATGGAATTACCAGAAGCTATAAAACTGGATATTATAAATAACTATGATAGCCAAGATCCAACAGAAAATAAATCTAAGGTTCTAAACTATCTGATTAACAAACGTTGTAGATTATTAATTGAAAGTGTAGGAGAGTTTATTTTATGAAACTTGTTTATGAAGTCTTTGAGAAATATTCAAAGGCTAGAAGTAAAGAGGAGCGTATAGCTGTTCTTAAAGAGAATGAATCATGGTGGTTAAAAGATGTTATCCGTGGCACGATGGATGATACAGTCAGATGGAACTTACCTGCGGGTGCTCCACCTTATACTGAAAATAAACCTGAAAGTGCACCTTCCCAACTCAGTAAACAGCACAAGAAGTTCGTCAACTTTGTAGTAGGCGGACCTGGTGATAATATGAATGGGATCCGAAGGGAAAGATTGTTTATAGAAATTCTGGAAGCTATTCATCCGGAAGATGCTAAACTTGTAGTTGCTATGATTGCGAAAAAGAAGACCGTAAAAACATTAACTAGACCTATAGTAAACGAAGCCTTTCCTGGGCTTCTAAAGGACTAATATTGCCTAGCAAAATAAAAATAATTAACCAATGGGTCGAAGTAGAAATTCTACTTTGGCCTTTTTTACTTTAAGGAAACTATCTAATATGATCTCAGCTCAAATTGAACGTCTCAGACGTGACTCACGAGAACTGGTACAATACTCAAAGAAATTAGAAAAAAAGGGCAGAGCCGATCTTGTACATAAGATTATGCTAAAGAAACAATTTATAGATCAACATATTGAAGATGTAATAGCGGAGCAAAATTCTTCATAAAAACAGAAAATAAGTGTTTACATCTCCGCTAAGGTATGGTATAATAAATTAACTTAATTTAGTGGAGATGTATACTATGAATATTTTTATATTAGACAAGAGTCCAGTTGTCTCAGCACAACTACAGTGCGACAAACATGTAGTCAAAATGATTGTAGAATCAGCTCAGATGTTATCTACAGCACACAGAATGCTAGATGGTTACATGGAAACTCGTCCATCTAAATCTGGTAAACGCATGGTTAAATACTATGTACATACAGATCCTTACTTAGAAAAAAATCTATACAAGGCAGTTCATCACTATCACCCTTGTACTGTATGGACCTGTGAAACTAATTCTAATTACAATTGGCACTATAAACACTTCATTGCTTTATGTGACGAATATACTTATAGATATGGTAAAGTGCATGCTACAGATACTAAGATGCGTGATTTACTTAAACGTCCACCTGTAATGACTAACTACAGTAATGATAGAACACCATTCAGACTTGCAATGGCAGACTATCCAGAATGTATTGCCCTTGGTGATCCAATACAAGCATACCAAGCCTTCTATCAAACTAAACAAGATAGATTTAAAATGGTTTGGTCTAAACGTGATATACCGGAGTGGTTTAATGTTTCTGCTGCCTGATTATATACCAGTAGATGAATTATCAATAGGTGACACAAAAATGCGCCTCGTTGAGACAGCTAAAAAAAATCAATATATACAGTTATATTCTAGTCTATCAAAACAATGGAATATAATGTATAAAACAAATGTTGAACAAGAATGGATTGATTGGAAAAATTATGCCAGTGTACACAATAATAGACACAAACACAAAGAAAGAATGGGACGAAGTGATGTCTTGGTCAAGCCTAGAAAAGTTACTAAGCGAAAACCCAAATCTAAAGCAAAGTCTCGCAGTACCTAAAATAGTAAGTGCTGTTGGTGGAACACTTAAACATACTTCTGATGGTTGGAAAGATTTAACCAAAAGAATGCATGAAAAAGCTGGTAAAGAAAGTAAGATTATTAAATGAGTCGCAAGTCAACTAAGAGTATGATCCTCCGTTTGGACAATATGCCAGACTTTAATCCTATTACTGAAAATCAAAAACTTGCTGTAGACGCTTGGGACGAAGGTGATAATCTAATACTATCTGGTTCGGCTGGTACAGGTAAAACATTTCTTGCTGTATCACTAGCACTTGAAGATGCTCTTGATAAAGAAACGCCAGAGTTTGATAAGGTTACTATTGTTCGTTCTATAGTTCCTACACGTGATATAGGTTTTCTGCCTGGCAATGAAGATGAGAAAAAGCAAGCATATGCTGCACCTTATATTAGTATTCTGTCTGAATTGTTCCAAGACAAAGAAGCATGGATGAAACTCCAAGCCTCTAATAATATATCATTTGAATCGACATCATTTATACGTGGTACAACTTTTAATAATACTATTATAATTGTAGATGAAATGCAGAACTTAACCTTCCACGAACTTGACTCAGTCATTACTCGTGTCGGTACTAATTGTAAAATTATATTCTGTGGAGATTTCCATCAGTCTGATTTCCGCTTTGAAGATGAACGTAATGGACTGCCAGTATTTCTTAACATACTTGAGCAGATGAAAGACTTTACAACTATAAACTTTGATTGGAAAGATATTGTACGATCTGGTATTGTACGTGATTATATTATGACTAAGGAGATGAATGGAGTACGTTAATGAATAAATCTAACAGAAACACATTTAAGGTAAAATTATATTATGAGAAAATTCGAACACACACCAGTGGACCTAGGCTATGAAGACCTTATTGCTGAAACAAAACAATCGGGACGAACTTATCTTACCCCTGAAGGTAATAGATATCCTAGTATCACCACTGTCCTATCAATCCTCTCAAGAGACTCAATCGCAGCGTGGAGAGCAAGAGTAGGCGAAGAGGAAGCCAATAAGGTTTCTTATAGAGCATCTACACGTGGTACTGCAGTCCATGATATTGTTGAGAAGTATCTTGACAATGAGGAAATTGATAGAAGTAA